CGATAGATGCCCGGCCCGATCTCTTCACCATCGATCATGAACCATTGGTGATCTTCTGCCAGACAATCTAGAATGTCGATACCTGTCTTCTCGTGGATCTTCATCAGGTTCGAATCTGACAACTCACCATGTTCTTTAATCAATGCGAGTGCGGCACCATATCGTGCAACTACCGACTGACCGCCAGGCACCTTTGCCATGATTCGTTTTAAATTGAAAACAAGTCTATGGAAGGGGGTGTAGTGACTACGATACGCTTCACGGTCATCTGTCAAGTTGGTACTGAAATCCTTATTCTTCTTACCGTCTTTGTCAATGATACCTGCCTTGAACGCATCGGTATCCTCGAAAGGGGTAACTAAGAGTTTGAGGAATCTAATTGTATAGACTAGATCCGCAGCTGATTTTAAAATTCCCATTATCTTTTCTCTAAAGGTTTATCTTTATTTATAGTCTGGCGATTTCACGTAGTGCTTGAATCGCAACTTTATCCATTTCAATACCCGTTATTTCATCATTTTTGATGGCACGGAGATATATTAGGAAGGGTTTGAGTGTGGGCCAGTGTTCTACTACGATTTTCTGTGCCAACATCTCAACGGCTGGTTCAGTACCGAATACATTGAGTAGGACAATAAGGTGATTTAGGATTAGTCTCTCTGACAAATCTCCCCCACCATAGTACCTATTCAACAATCGTTTGATGTACTTGAATCGTTTTAGATCTTCGAAGAACTCGTCTTCGTCAATACAGGTGGGGTTACGATAATGCTTTGCTGCATATAACGTGAAGTTATTTCTGTTTAGTTCCATCATTAACCAATCTCAAAGATTTATAAAATGTGTCTTCATATTTAGTCTCTAGGTTAGACTCTATAATATAGTCCATCAGAGTTACCATCCACTCATAAGAAAACCTACCATCCGGAATATTCTCTTTCATTTTGTTCATGACGACTCCAGTGGGGTCAGGTGAGTACAAGTATGTGAACTCGTCCTCTTCGTCATGATAGGCGACATCTAGTTCACCTCTCACACCTTTCTGTTTGATCTCCCACCATTGCATAGTGTCTTCACCTACCAACAATTTGGGATCATAATTTATATGGGACGCACCTTTACGTGAGAAGAATACCATACGATTGAAGAGATCCCGATAACCGTTTTTGTTCTTTGTCGGATTGGACATCTTCCAACATAGTTTTTCGAACGCAACTCTTGACTTTGCCCATTCCATCATGGTATTATCGTCACACCAATCGTAGACCATCTCATGATCACTAAACTCAGGGCCGCGACACCGTTGCTTTCTCCACCAGTTCGTCCAATCTGTGGGTAGGCATTCATTTATCTCTTTATCTAGTTTTGCCCATCCTTTAGTTCGAGACCACGATTCGACCACATCGTTACCATTTTTGTCCTTAGTAAACTGAGTCGCTACTTTACTCCACTGATTGACAAGGGCAACTACATCCGGAGGAGACGGGTGTTCAGATAACTGTCGGTAGAACTCTACGCCATATTCAGTGACTATATCGTCACCGTCAACGGCAACCATATGTTCATGAGTAGACTCAAGGAACAATCGAATTAACGAGTTTTTTCCGGTAGATGGAGTTCCATCAGATTCGGTAACATAGTGTTCTATACCCATGAACCAACAGTAGTCGGTCGCACGTTCCACGTAATCCTTATCCAGAGAGTTGATAACTACAATAAGATCTTCGCGGGGAATCGTTCGCAAGTGTTTTACAAACAAGCAATTGTCGGGGTTGTGACGGAGGGATTTATCCCTAGATAGTAAGACATAATATTTCATGTAACTATCTAGGGATATGTTTGGACAGGTTTATCCTACGATTTCATTCATTTGAGCTAGTAGGTCTTTCTTAGAACGTCTACGATCTAATTCCACACCCATAGTACGTCCCAGTGCTTCTAGTTCGATCTTAGTCATTTCTTCTAACGACTTACCACCTACAGGTGCTTCAGTCAACATAGACACATCAGCACCACCCAGTTTGGCGTTAACAAGAAGATCGATCTCATCCTGTTCGCCATGGAATTCATTGATCTGTGCTTGAGTGAAACCACTCGATATAAACAGTTCTCCGGTGTTCGGATCTTCCCAACCGTTTAGGGTTGGTACTGCGTCTGGACACCAGCCTGGAGCTCTTAATTTAGACATAATCTTTTACCTTTGTTTTATGATTTACGGAGTTGTTCCAAAGTACGTTGAATCAGATCAGAATGTTCCTTAACAGGTTTTGGTGCAGCGTCACCCTGTCCAGTATCGCCTGGCAGTTTCTTGGGTGATGGGCCACCTTTACCAGCAGCAGTAGTAACCTTAACCGCATCTTCGTAACTGTCTTCAAGTTTCTTATCAGACTTAGCGTGTAACTCAGCGAATGCTTTCTCTTGAGGAGACTGAGTCTCACCGTGTTCTTCGCCAGGTGCTTTGCTTTCCAACAGACCCATGAGTTCACTGATCAATGCGTCAGATGATTCTTTAAATGATTCTTTTTTCATTGCTTTACCAATTGCCTTACGTCTCTTATGTAGGAACTTATCAGAAGAATCGACATCACCATCGTTATCAATGTCTTTGTCTTTACGATCTTTGAACTTCTTCTTAGCAGCTTTAGGGTCTGCCTTGTCAAGTCCTTCACCGTCATCTTCGTCATCGTTAGATGCGTCTTCTTTGACATCATCTTTCTCAACGTCTTTCTCTAGTTCGGTCTTCTCGTCTTCTTTCTTCTTTTTCTTCTTAGGCTTATCTTCAGACTCTTCACCAGAATCTTTCTCTTCGCCTTCGTCTTCGTCTTCGTCTTTCTCTACGTCAACGTCTTTACCAGCAGGAACTGCTTTCTTACCGGACTCTTCTTCGTCATCCGACTTCTTCTTACCTACAGCAGCTTTCTTCAGAAGTTCAGGATCGATGTCTTCGTTCTGACGTTTCAGTACCGCAGCAACCTGTGGATGCTGAGATAGACCCTTGGCGAGTTTCTCGATTGTTTTAACTGCACCAGAGTAGTTACCACCAGCGTAACGTTTATCGGATGCAATCCCTATGGCTTGTTTGATAACTTTCGCATCAAACTTCGCTTCAGAGACAACCTCAAGATATGCCTCTTTCATTTTGTTAATATCTTGACTGTTCATGTCGTCTCCTATTGACTTAACCAGAAGTAGTCTGTCACAACACCAACTGTCGCGATAGCTACCATGTATACTATTGAGTTAATTATTTTAATGGTGTGACCTTGGTCATCCACCTTTCTTTCTATATCATCTAACTTCTGAGAGAACTTATTCATTCTCTCGAAATGGTTATTGTGGTTGTTCTCTATGCCGATAAGTTTTTCTTCAGCACGAGCCAATGCAATCATGGCATCAGAGAGTTTATCAATCTTCTCCTCGATACGATCTAATCGCTTTTGGTTTGTATCTGTTGCCATTACTTCATCGTTCCCATATGTTAAAAGTCGGTTGACTTATACTATTTATACTTCTAAGATACGCAGTATTAAGGTATCTGTTCCTTTTATTAATCGGTGGTACTCCATCTTAGTGATGGTGTAGCTATGTCCTTCTAATAATTCGATTGGTTCTTCGTTGTCCATTTGAAGTTCCCAACCATATCCTTCCATGACTATAATCCTTCGATCTCGTTTGTCCCTATGCCAGACTAGTTCCTCGTCAGCAACATTGGGATCAAATGTCCTAAGTCTACTACCATCATGTAAGTTTAACTCAAGATAAGGACGATCTACCAAAAGAAACTACCGCCTCCGGAGAGACCTAGTTGTTTTGCGTATCGCGGTAAACGACATGCCCAGTATGCAGCGGTCATACGATCATTCTGTTGGTCACACTTGTGACGTGCAGCGAATGATTTGCGTGCCTTGGGGTCGTTTAGTTTAACTTTAAGTCCGGTGGTGTCACCCCAAGAGATCTTCTTGATGTTACCTGTAGAAGGATCTTTGACGTGTACGTAATACTTCTTAGGGCCACCGGCTTTGGGTTTACCCAGTTCTGGTTCTTTCTCTTCGAAGATGCAATCTAATGCAACGTTCTCTCCATTGAACTCAGCAAACTCACCTAGATTACCTTCCATGATGTCTACTTCGGATGGATCAATCTCTAGGTTACCAGCATAGTAATCTTCACGACACTGTCTCCAGTAATCGAAATACGCCTCTGATCCAACCCGATAGATATTACTCTCTACTAGGTTAGATTCAGATCCGCAGTTACAATGGTCGTTAAATGATTTCATTTCAGTTTCAGTGCTTTCTGTAAATCCTGTGGACTCTGAGATGCCAAGTCCGCGAACTTCAACTTCTGATCGTTTCGTTTAATGCTATTATACTTCATCAGTACCGCTTTGGCAAGGTTTTGTTTCAAGTTTACTTTCTTACCGTTCTTGAACTCGATCACTCCACCCTTAGATAGATCAGCAACTCTACGCAACTGAACAATGATGTTCTTGTCTGCCGCTTTACGGTCATCTGCCGTTGCCTTCACATCGTCATCGTCAGCAGAGTCCTTACCACGTTTATCCATAGCACGGAATGCATCACGTTTCGCACTCTCTAGAATACTGTCTTCAAACAACTTTGCAGCTTGTTTCATACTTATGGTTTTGATATCACCGAATTGGTTCTTGGTTCTAACAGTAATCTTACGTCCACTCATATCGAAATCAAGTGTGTAGGTCTTACCGTCTTTACCACGAACGTTCTTGAGTGCTTCGTTGACTGCGGGTTTGTCGTGAGTGTAACCTAACTTAGCATACTTGTCATGATCCGCCTGAGTATCTGCATCGTACTCTTTACCAGTTTCGGGATCATACATCTTGTGAGGTTTGAACGCTTCTTCCAACGATTCTTTGATGATCTTAACTGGATATAACGCAGAACCGCCAGTCTTGGGATCGATCTGCATAGCGTATGGAACGCCTTTCATCTTAGTCTTATAATCTTTATGAATCTTGGCATAGTTCTTCGCGGTCATCTCGATCTCGCCCTTGGCATTTAACTTGCCCATTGCTTCATCAAGAACTTCTTCGTTACGCTTACCTTTCTGGTATGCGTTGTACTCTTTACGTCTCTCTGCATCTTTCTTCTTCTCAGCAGGAGTCATCTGAGATACAGGTTTCTTACCCTCTACCATCGCAGATTCAATGTACATGTTCAGTTCGTAACGTCTGTTATCTAAGTTCGCAACTTGGATATGTACATTACGGTTCTTCTTTTGAGTTGAAAGAATGTATTTGTTGGTCTTACCCGAAGATGGTTTCTTCGGCCCCATTGCAACCTTGTTATCGATATCATCAGTAGATACGACATAACCTTTCTTCTTCGCATATGCATATGCGTGTTGCATAGCACCAGAGAAGTCTTTGTGGTATAGGTCGTAACCAGACGAAGATTTCGCTTCTCTAATTTGATTGAAAGATTTCATTGTTATGCCAGATCCTTATCGTGATTTAGTGTGCCTTTTTTCTTTTTGACTATGAACGCATTTACTCGTGCATGTCCCCATTGTTGTGGAGTGGTGCCTGGTCTGTGACCCGTCTTCCATGCCGCTACTCCACGGTTATATACCTTCTTGAGTGTAGCAGGCGATATCCCAGACTTCTTTGCCTTCGCAGCAATACCGTCCGAACCTTCCTTTACGTCTACCTCATCGTACATAGAATATCGTTTTTCTTCTAAGTATTTCTTGAAATTAATCATTTGGTTTCTCTATTCTTTGCTTTGGTTGCGGCCAATCTTGCACGATCCATCATACGATCATGTTTTGCCTTGTCAGCTTCCTTCTCACGGTCAATGGCATCTTTTGCGGCAGAGACATCGTCTTCACCCAGTAGACCGTGGAGGACTTTTCTATCCATACCACTATACGTATTGGCGATCTTTTGTGCATAATAGTCAGTACTATGTCGCAACTTACCACCGTTCTCTTTCTTCTTACGTACCAATAAATCTTTTAATGTCTTCAATGCGTGTTGATACTGCTTCTTATTCGTAGTAACCGACTTCAACTTGTTTAACATTCTACCCTCTGTTGTTTCAGTGGTAATAACATTAGAGGTAGTTTTGAAGTTTTTCTTACGCATTATTGTTTTGTTAACAACTTCGAACTCATCCTTCTTACGGTCATAGTTTATGACAACCGGAAGATTCAAATCAGTTTGTAAATCTTTAATGACCGCTTCACTGTCAGGATTCTGACGAATGTTCTTCGCCTTCCTCTTTGCGATCTTCTTGAATACACGTTGTAACTCAGCCACCGTGATAGGTGGATCATTACGTTTGTCATTCATACGGTCAGCGAAATGCCGTGTGAACTCGATATCGACATCGAACTTTGCGAGCAGTCGGTCTGCGAACTTCTCAAGGTCGTTGAGTTGTTTTTGACTGACTTCTTCGTACATGTCTTTGAATTGTTTGGTGTACTTGGATGGTTTCGTTTTCGCGGTAGCATCGCCTGGAGCGGGTTTATAGGCTGAATCATCATCGTCTGCTTTCTTCCCGTGTTTCTTAAAGTGTGCATCACGTGCAACCTTAGTGGACTTCTTGAGACCAGAGTGATAACGTGCGGGTTGAGTACCTTTGCGATCCTTGATATCAGAATCTTGTGCTTCGACTAATTCAATTGCGTCAATCCACTTGCGATACTTCTTATCCCCGCACTCTACGATTACGTAGTTGGAACCCAGAAACTTTACCACGCCAAGTTCTTCAGACTCTTTAACGACAACTGAATCACCCACTTGGAAAAGATCCCCCTGCACATACTGTTCTCTTGTTTCAGAAACAGGCGCGAGTTCAACGTGGTTCTTGAAAGATCGTTCTTCCGATAACCCCATACCCTTACGTACATCATTGAATAAAGACCGTGCGTCCTTGTTGGACATAGTTCTAGGAACACCCTGAGAGAAACTAACGAAGTCATTTTCGGATGCATTCGCTCGTTGTTTGGATGCGGACATACCTTCAACACCTTCCGCATCGGGATCTCTTGCTCCCGCAGATACTATCTTGATACTTTTAAAGTTGTAGAAACCGTGTCTAGCTTGTTTCGCATTGTATTTGTTGAGTAACGTTTCGAACTCTCGAATACGATCTGCACCGACAACCATAGTTACATTGCGGTAACCTTGGTCATACAATGATGCAGCTACATCAAATACGTTTTTGATCTTTTTGTCCATCATAACATTCCGTGCATGTTTTGGGAACATCTTACGGATATGTTTAACTTTCTGAGAATATGTCAACGGATCCTTTTTAGGATTCTGTGACTGAGACACAAACACCTTGTAGTCTGATTTACCAGACTTAGATGCCAGTGTATCCATTACCTTACCATGACCAATTGTTGGAGGATTCATTCTACCAAAGGTAAAATAACATTCTCTCTCTTCTTCAATCAGGTATTGTGAGAAATTTTTAAGATTCTTCACTCTTGCCCCTCTTACGTGCCAATTCTTGTTTGCGAACTTTGGGTAACAATTTCTTCGCAAGTTTATCGATTTTAGGTTTCATTTTGTCCAGACGTTTTTCGATTTCCATTCGTCTAGCCATATTTAGGTCGGCTTTACCGACACCTTTTGTCAACTTTTTGGCAAGCATATTACGTGCTTGTTTCTTCGCACGTTTCTTTAGGGTATCCATATTAGCAATCTTACGTGCAGCTCTTGCACGACCTATTGCGATCTTGGGGGCGAGTTTCTTCATTTGACGCGCCTTCTTCAGACGCTGTTGAATATTAAGAGCCGCTTGGAGTTCTACCTCTTCACTGTTGTTACCAGTGGGTATATCCTTTTTGCGTTTCTTACTATTGAGCGCGAGTTGATCATCTCCGGTCTGAGTATAATCGACTGCTATGAAATCTTTAAAACCTAACTTCTTAGGCATAACGTCCTCTTTTGGTTTTTCCCATTAATTACGACTAGGTTTGTCCCAGCCTTTAACAACATCGGGCGAAAAGTTATTATAGGAGAATTCCATCCTATTAACCAATTTCACCGCATCACCACCAAGTGTATCAATAGCGACATATCCTTCTTCACCAGTGGTCTTATAACCATTGGTAGTCTTAACGAACGTGTCGATATTTTTTAAACTATCAAGTTTATTTATAAGAATTAGTTTCGCAAGAACTATGTTTTTTTGCAATTCGAACATCTGAACTAACGATCTTTGGTTTTTTTGTGAGAAGAATGTCAGTATATCATCTAACTTCTGTTGTTGTACACCCTTACCTTTCTCGGTCTTTCTCTTATCGATCTCTTTCTGGAACTTCTTATTGATCCAACCGATAAGACCACGAACGTGCGCTTTAGTGTTCGTAATGACCATTCCTTCCCGCACAAAAGTGTTGTTGTACTGTTCGATCAACTGCGCGAGATCTTGTTTACTTTCTAGTTCGCGTAACGTTGTACCCGATACTTTGTTGAACAGTTGACCGCACGTAGTCAGGTAACCATTCACGGCTTCAGTTTCTTTCTTGGTCAGTGTTGCCCCTTGTTCGTTAGACAACATCGCATCCTGTGACCATACGTTAGTAGACTTACGGAACTTAGACACGTCCACACCATACTGCGCTTTCATACTTTCGAACGTATCACCAGTATAGGTTGTGTGCCATACAATACCGATCTTCGCCTTCTTGACTTCCGCAGCCTGTTCTACAGGTACCGCATAGATGATTGTGTTTGGGTGAAAGATAACATACGACTTACCGTCAATCTTCTTGGTCTCTAGGTCTGATTTTGAGAACAAGAAATCTCCTTGGACGACACCCTTGATACCCAGAGAGGGAAGATACTCAAGTGCATCTTTCATCTTACTGGCCAGATCACCAGACATATCCGCATCAATTTCTGCGTTAGTCTTATAGATCTTTGGGTTCTTTGCAAAGATACCTTTCTTCGCCACAAAGAACTTACCGTCAGATGGATCTTGTCCACAGAAGATTGCAGGCGCACCGTCCCACTTGACCGATACTTTACTCGCCTTCTTACCACCCAACATGTCACGCATATCACGTAACGCATTGATTGCCGAACGAGTACCAGCGACACCCCCATAGAGAACCTTATCCTCAATGTGGGTCATGTGGGTATTTTTCTGTTCTGTTATAAAGTTTTTAAAGTCCATTAGAATTTCAACGTGGTGAAGTCACACATCATTCGTGTGGGGTAACCATCTTTGCCTTGAGTGTCTCGTATATTTAGTTTGAATCTATAGTACGGTGAACTGAGCTCCATGTCAATACGTTTACCTCGACCTGTCTTACCACCGTAGTGAACGGTACAAGTAGTAACCTTTGATGCAGCTTGCATCGCAGCGAGATCCATCTTCTTGGAATGAACGTTCTTCTTCATCTTATGGATGACATGGTAACCGTGACCGATACCACTTTCGAGTAATGCCTTCATCGCCTGTTTGTCTGGTCGGGTAACGACTTTACCACCTTTGGTCTTAACATCGTCATTGAATATACCACAGAATCTCTCGTTGTCAATACCGAATAGATTGAGTAACTTCAGACCATCAGCGTTCTGGATCTTACCTTCTTTGATTTCTTTGGGGGTTAACTTGGTACGGACACCTACGTTGAAGAACGTGGTGGTAGACTCGAACTTGAGACTGAGATAGACTTTGGTTCCGTCTTCCTTTATCAGGGTAACATCAGTAACACTAGAACCGATATCTGTACCCACACCTTTAGTGTTAGTCAAAACGATATTAGCGCCAGTGAAGTTCAATGGTCGCTTGGTGTTCTCTCCACCCACAACATTGATCTTGAGTGTCTTGGAACCACTGAGATCATACAACTCATCAAGATGCATGATCGCCTTGAGATTACCCTCATCTTTTACGGCATCCTTACCTTCCGCATACCAAGTATTCAGATCATTTGCAAACGAAGTCTCAAACAGATTACCTCTATTCTTCACACCACGATTACCACTAGAACCATTACCATACTTGATACGTACAGTCTTTACTCCAGCGTTACGTTTGATGTCACCGATATCCTCTACCGCCTTGAAGGTACGAGCTATGTTGATATCTTTCTGTTTTTTCATGTCGATGTTGATCGGTGCTTCTACACCTTTGTTCGACAAGTACTTGAATAGTGCGAGTACATCTGCAACACTATCATGTGGCCAGTCCGCCAGAGTGGTTGAGATTTCATCTTCCGTTTTAGGGAAGAATGAATATGCTTCCCCCAACATCTCGACATGTTGTTTAAATCGTAACATCTGTTTGTCCCAGTGAGTAATTTAAATTAATTATAACACTATTTATAACAAAACGGAAGTAGAACTTTGCTCCTCATTGTATTTTTCTATGGTCTCACGGAGAGGACGAACCCAGTTATCACGGTGTTCGATGAACACTTGAGGGGCATTACCATCAACAGAAATGACAGTAACCAACTGAGTGATAGGTTGACCAGTACGTTCTTCCCACATGATTGCATACGCAGCTTCTTGCATGAAGTAGTTCTTAATCCAGTCTTTACGTTTAGGTTTCATCGAAGTCTTGTAGTCAATGATAGATGGTTTGCCATCGAAGATACCCACGCAATCCACTCGACCCGCCACACCAAGGTGGTTGGAGTACAGTGGTGCCTCTTGAGCATACACTTTAGTCAGACGTTCATCTAGTATTGGTTTCAAATCAAGAAACGATTGTACAATGTCCGGAGTATAACCATCCTTGAAGTTGGGATCATTATCAACATACTTCTCAAGGATCTCGTGAACAGATGTACCACGAGTAGACGCACGATAAGAGATACGGTTAGCTTCCGCATCACCGACCTTCTTACGCCACTTGGCAATTGAGTCACGACTAAGTATAGATAGTACAGTAGTAATAGAAGGTAGATTGACACCCTCTGGAGTTTTGTATTTACGACCAGAGTCCGTAGTAACGGCATTCATCTCAGTCAATTCAACGCTTTCATGTTCAAACATATATATCTCTCTTCTCGGTAACAGCTGTTATTATACAGGAAAATACAGTTATTGTCAAGCCATAGTTTCAATTAAATTTCGTGCAAGGAAGGTCAGTCCCAGACCATTTACCAGTATCAACGCCCTGTCTTTCCAGAGTATCGATACCCATAACCATCCGATTACACCCACAAACGATAGACTCAGGTCATAGATCTGGAGTCCATCAACACCTCTGATTGACATGGCACTGATCATCAATACGGATGCGGCCCACTTTACATACCAATCTAATTCTCTCTTAGCCCCAGACATCTGGTAATCCTTCTTGTGACTGTTCCATATAGTACTCGCCCGGATAGTGTCTCAGACATCGGGAGGCCTGTTT